AAATTAAAAATAATTGAGTTCGATGAATTTGTAGATTATGTAGTAAAAAAATCGAGCCATTCGCATTGGAGTACTTATTTATTAGGTGTATCTATAACTCATGAAAATGATAGCCACTACATTCTTATGCCCGAAAATGGACAGGTTGATTTTAGAAAAGGTCAAGTGTTATGTGTGAGAGAAGATTTTTCAATGTTTACCACACCTAATTCTGATATTATGCACCAAACAGGAAGGCTTACGTTTACGTTTGAAATTAAGGAATCTTTATTAGAATACCTTGAAAAGTTTTAACAATTAAAATTTATTATATGAACAATCAAATATTAGCAAGAAAAATAGATTTAAATCAAAGTACTATAAATGACTTGATGGATGAATTAGTAGAAGAAATTGAAATGCTTGAAAAAGAAAACGAAATACTAAAGCAAGCATTACACGGCATTTATAATTTATGCGATAATGATAACCAAACTCACGAACACATTTGGAGGGTAGCCGATGAAGTATTACACTAACACTACACACAGGCGGGAAGGGTTTAAAAATATTGTACCTAACAATATATATACGCAACCAATGTATTAAAACACCTATAAACAATGAATTTTAAATACGGATTTTTATATCAAGGAGTAAAGTATGGGTGGTTCAAAAAAGACCTTTACAGGCTTCCTTTTACAAAAGGTAAGCGAAGTTATGGACTAAAGAAAATACATCCTGTAAGGCTCGGAAAGGTTTACAATCTTCAAAGGGGACAAAAGACCATAGCGCAGATGCAGTTAATGACTATCCCTGTTGACTGGAAAGTAATAATTCATTCGGGCAAAGATTGTCCATTTTGATTATTTCGCCTCCTCCACCCTTGCCTGTGCTTCGGGTGTCTGACCTACTGTGCCTCCTGTTGTATTGTTATCTTTTGAGAATAAACCAAATAGAACTATTCCGATAGCTGCCACCAATTGACCGCCTGATTTACCTGTGAATGTACCTGCTGAATAGGCTGTCATAAGTGCATCAATAGCTACTGGAAGTCCTGCTATTAATCCGGCAATTGTTGTTTTGATGTTTTTGAATTTCATGGTTTTAATTTTTAAGATAAAATTGATTTAAAATACATATTCATTCCGTTTGAGTAATCCTCAAATTTGCCACCGTAGTAACCACAATTCTTTAATAGTCTTGCATATTGTTCAGTCGTTTCAATCGTAGATAAATCACTTGGAAATTTCTTTTCCTTTTGTCTTCTGAAAATCCATTGTATAACCTCCTCAATACTATCCGAAAATGTCGCATAATTAGCATAGAAATCGCTCTCTGTTGAGTGCACTTTTACATTAGGTAGTTGTAGTTTAGCATTGTTTACGTGCTTATACCCGAAGCCATTATTTGATTTTAGGAAATTATTTGAAGTAAAATTATTCGTTTCAAAGGCGCTTTGAGAAGCTATAAGTTTAGCCAAATCCATTGGTATATCACGATTAACGCAATGTCCTAAAATTTGTAAGTAATATTTTTGTGTCATAATTATTTATTTACAATGCAATCTAATCTATCCTTTACTTTATTAATGTCATAGCCCCTGTTTCCTGTGTTCTGCTTTATTTCTTTCATATCTCTATGACTTGCATCCAACCTGTCATTGATAGCCTTAAACCCTTCATTAATTAACTCTTTCTGCTCGTCCAGTCTTTTTTCAATATTGGTTATTCTTATTTCGTTTCTCACTTTTTCAATCCGGTCGTTAATGGAATTTGCTTTTATTATTTCAATATCTTTTTGTTGAATACTTAATTTTATTTCTTCGGCAGGAAGTGTCGCATGAGTAAAGATGAATAGTATAAGCCCCCCAACAGCCGTAACCAACATTCCTGCAAAGTATTTTTTGAATCCTGCAAAATATGCCAATGCTTTGTGCTGATAGACAAAAGTTTCTATTTTATTTTCGTCAACTTCCGGTAGAGGTGTCATAGCATTTTACATTTTTATTAACTCATCTCGCATTATTGCGTTACTATTTGTTCGGTTTTACCTTAATTTATTTAATACTGAGAAACAGTATAATACCATTTATACGAAACAGCATTTACCAATGGTGTCGCTCCTGCTGAAATAACAAATGTTGAATTAGACGTTGACGAAACATATACTGCTGCTATACCTGATAATGCAGATGTAGCGGCATTTGCTGGAGTTAGTGTAACAATTACATTTGTTGTGCTGTACCCAATATTCCAAGTTACAGTTGCTACTACACCACTTGCTGTTGGAGCAACTCCAGCTCCTAAAGTAATATAACCAGACAAATCTGTTCCACCAATTCCAACAGAATTCCCTGTTGTTCCTCCGCCTAATCCTTCTACTATTGTAGGGGTAGCTGTCTTGCCAGATAAATGATTTGCTTTTACTGTTCCATTAACATCTAATTTTTCAGCAGGTGCAGTTGTTCCTATACCTACATGTCCAGTATTATCCCAAGCTAAAGAAGTGACACCATTTGTATACGTAGATGATGTGCTGTACCCTAAACCCCATAAATCAGTGCCTAATTGCTGTATTTGACCTGCTTTTGATACTCCATCTATTATATAAGATGGTTTTCCTAAACCAGTAACCAAAATATCCCCTGATGCCCTTGCCTCTCCTGTTACATCTAGTGGAGATGCTGGAGATGATGACGAAGCTAAATTTATACCAACAAATCCACTTGAACTATCAATTCTCATTCTCTCAATATTTTTAGTTCTGAATCTTAAAGAAGTATTATTAGTGCTTCCTATAAATTGACTTCCTGATATAACAGTATTACCTTTTAAACTCCAGGAGTTAAGTTTTTCAAATTCAGTTGTAACAAGTTTTGTTGTGCTATCATTCAATGTTGCAGTTGCGGAAGTGCAGTTAGTCAATACACCTGCTGATGGAGTTCCTAAAGCTGGAGTAACTAAAGTTGGGGAAGTTGAAAAAACTAAATTAGTTGAAGTTGTACCTGTCGCTCCTGCTGCTGTGTACCCAGTAATATTGTTGAATGATGTTATACTTGATGTGCTTGCATTTGTCCCCCCATTAGCAATAGGTAGAATACCTGTAAAGGTAATATTAGGTGTCGCTCCTCCACTTGATGCAATATTGCCGCTTCCTGTTACTGCTGTTACTGTTCCTGCTGTTGGTGTTGTCCACGATGCTAAACCTACTGCATCAGATGTTAATACTTTACCTGCGCCGGGAGTGCCGCCTGAAATCTTAATTGTGCCTCCTATTGTTGCATTTGACGTTACACCAAATGTTCCTGTTACGTCTAATTTATTTACTGGTGCAGTAGTTCCAATACCAACATTACCAGCAGCTGTTATCCTGAATTTTTCTGTCGCAATAGCAGAGTTACCTGTACCTATCGCAAAGTCATATTTATCAATTCCACCCATCTGTATTGCCGTAAGATAAGCTCCATAGTCTTTATACGAAGTGCTGTTATATCCAAGTCTTAATGTAGCTGCTGAACCAACACTTGAACCTAAGTATGTAATATAAACATCATTTCCAAATGGTCCTAAACTTTTATAATTGTCTATCTGTAATTTACTAAATGGCGTACTTGTTCCTATACCAACATTACCCAATGAATCAATAATCATTCTTTGAGTATTATTAGTACGAATACGAAAACCTACATTATCAGTAGTTCCAATAAAATTTGTTGGGTAAGATGTTCCTGCGTTACCTGTTTTAGACCATGCTGTTAATGCTCCATCAGCGCCTGTTGTTCCAGTTGATCCTGTATTACCTGTTGATCCTGTATTACCTGTTGAACCTGTACTTCCTGTTGAACCAGTGCTGCCAGTTGAACCAGTGCTACCAGTTGATCCTGTATTACCTGTTGATCCTGTATTACCTGTTGAACCTGTACTTCCTGTTGAACCAGTGCTGCCAGTTGAACCTGTACTTCCTGTATTACTTGTAGTTCCTGTACTACCTGTTGTACCAGTTACGCCAATAATCCCATTAGAACCAGTACTACCAGTAGAACCAGTACTACCAGTTGACCCAATATTTCCATTCGTACCATTAATACCATTTGTTCCAGTTGCTCCTGTACTTCCTGTTACGCCTGTTGAACCAATAACTCCATTTGTTCCATTTGTCCCATTAGTTCCTGCTGTGCCCGTTGCACCTGTTGAGCCTGTCGAACCTGTTGAACCAGTAGTTCCTTTCGTAAATCCAGCGCGATATTTTACCAAATTACCATCCCTCACCAAAACTGAATCAGACGTTGAAACCAACTTTGAATAAATGGTTAATGAATCAGTTTTTGTATGCGATAAATTGTAAATAGGTTGATAACCGCAATCACCACCAACACTTAACACCTGACCAGCATCGGGGGTTGTTTGAGCAACGACACAACTTATTAAAAAACTAAGCAATAATAATAATATTATTTTTTTCATTTTATTTGGTTCTAAAAATACCATTTTCTCCGTCTGCACAATATAACATTAATGCAGTTCTTGAAGGAATCATTATCGGTGCATTTATCGCTTGTAAAATTAACCCGACATGAAATCGCTCTCCTAATTTTGGGTAAACATTTATTTTTTTTGCGCTTACATTTTGAATATAAATCCACCCATTACTTAACGCTGCGTAACATTTAACGCTTCCTAAATCTGTTGTGCATACGTCTATCCAATTATTGTTTTTTGTTAGCTGTGTGGCATTTAATTGCCCTCCTGTTGCGTATGCTGTTATGCCTCCCTGACTTGTTTCAACTGCTGGAAAAGAACTCATTAAAAAAGCCTGAATAAAAGCTAATGTATTTTGTTTTGTCGTATTATTTTGAACAAATACAAAAACTTCCGCACCTGTTAATGGGTTGGATAAATCTAATTCGCTTATTTTATTATCCTTAATATACATTATTCAAGCAAGATTCTATATCCATTTTCCTGCAATAAGTAAAATCCATTTTCTTGTAAAATTGCAGGAACAATAACACTTTTAGCAGTTATATAAAAAATCTTTTCATTTTCAACTTTATTAAAAAGCGCATTATCTTTAATTAAATTTTCATCAAAGATAAATATTTTATATTCAAAATTTGCCCCAACACTTCCTAAATTATTGTCCGTTACTAGTTTTAATAAGTGTTCCAAAACTCCGTATGTTTGAAGGCAAACATCATAAATATTTTGTCCCTTCTTACTTTCGTATTGCATTTGGAGTAATATCTAATTTTCCGTTTGCATTTATCGTTACAACGGGCCTGCCTACTTGGTAGCCGTCTGCTTCTAATTGTGCTTTAATCAAATTTTCCACGCTTCCAGTAGTTACTTTTCCTTTCAATAAATTGGGTAATCCAGCCCCAACGGTTAAAGCATTTTTCCACCACCCCGGAAAGCTCTGACAAATATCTAAAATATGTTGATTGTCGGACGGCACTAATTCAAAGTCTCCTGTTATCGGGTTAAGATACAGATCATCATTTATTTGTTTAAAGTCACAAACCGGATTAAGTGCCATAATATTTTAAGTTGTGCCGTGCGTAATCGTATTGTTTTCGAGCGTTGCCTTTGTTAATGATAAAATATTTAAGGCTGCCGTATTAAATGCAATCACCGTTCCACCTGCTTGTCCTAATGCCATTAATTGCGTATCTATCAATGTTAATCCTGCTAATACGCTTGTTTTTATAGCGGAAACATTTGAATCCCACTGTGTTTTCAAATTATCAATTTTCATTAAACCTCCGAAACTTCCATCCCCGAATTTAATCGAACCATTTAACACATCAATCGTAGTGTTTCCGATAACTAAATACCATTCATCTAAATCACTCCATCCAATTAAATAAGGATCAACCAGCGTGCTTATAACCACCCCTACTGTTGAACCAACGGCAGGTATTTTGAACTCTCCATCATTCACTTCCATCATTAAACCAACATTCTCAATATTGGTATTCGATTTTCCTGAAAGTGGAGTTACAATGCAATTACGAGCCTGTTTGTCAACTGAAACAACGGTGCAATTTACAATCTCTACAATATCCAAATTATACATCCCTGCTATTTTTTTTATAGAAGTTCGTATCTGTTGTTTAGTTGCTTCGTCTGTGTTTACCGATTCCATTTGTGCAATTATAGCAATATATTTTATTACTAAATTTTAATGTGTTACAATTTACAATCCCGCATTAATTTGTTGAATAGTATAACCGGAATCAATGCGAATGTGAAGCATTATTTTTTGTCGAAAACCACCCATTCCAAAAGTTGTTACAACCTGCTTTATAAGATACGTTCCATCACGTTCCGGTAACATTTTATCCCTTAAAATACAAGCGTCACCGTGTCGCATAAATGGCTGTCCAAATGTAGTGAATGAGCCTTTGAATCCTGTGTAATAAAATTTAGGTAAATACTCAATTGCTCTTTGTGTCAATTCCGCCAAAGTTTTGCATCCCAAAATTGGAAGGGCAATAACATCGCCTGAATAAGCGTTTTTCTTAATATCAGTCATTGCTCCGTCCTTTCCGACCATGACCTCAAATCGCTGTCTTTTTGTTTTTGGAGTTCCGTCTTTATTGGTTCCCGAACCAGCTCCACCAGTTTCACAACTTGCCCTTATTGCAATGTTTAAATCTTCTTTCCGTTGGTACTCCAAACTATCATTTATAATGTTTTCTTGAAATCCAAAAATAGTTCCTTTGTTTCCTAAAACATCGGTTACATCTCCTGTGCGGTCTCCTGGGTAATAAACAATTCCAGAACATCTCAATTCGTTGTTTCTGAAATAAGAATAAAGCCCAGCGGTTTTTAACCGTGCCAAAACCGCACCGACCGTTTCGTTTTGTGTTCTGAAATCTCCGATATTTGTTTTTATTGAACCCTCTAATCCATCTATAACCGTTATTCCTGTGCCTGCCAGCATTTCTTTAAGCATAGAAACAACATCATAAGTCGAAGCAAGCCAAACCTTATTAACAACATTGATTTGCTTTAATTTCCACATTTCATCCTCACAATCAATTTCAATAGGTACTCGGTTTTTTATTTTCGTTATGTAACCGGAAAATACTTCATTCACTTCTAAAGTTTCCGTTCCATCAAAATTGTTGTAATAAAATCCAAGTTTAATTTTTATTTTATCGCCCCGCATAAACAGGGGAGGGGTTGCCGTTCCTCCGTACAAATTTAATCCTACTTTGTTGGGATCGCTTCCAAAATTTAAGGGGTTACTTGTTTCATTATTCACGTAAATATTTCGAGGGATTTTTATTTTTGCCGTGTCCGTTAAATTTTGCCATGAATTTACAATTTCACCGCTATTCACAAAATCCATTAAAAAGGTTTGTGAAACGCCCTTACCCCCCCTCGTTGGATATGCTGAATTTGTCTGCTGTTCTATTGTAATTAGCGTATAATCTCTAAGGCTCAAAGTATTATTATTAAGCCCTTGCAGGCATTATTTTTAATATTATTGGAGAATCCGCAATTGCATCAAACTCAAATTTTTGATATTCCTGTGAACCGGCTTCCTGTTTTATTGAATCTTTATTTACAACTAAATTGTAAATTCCTGCCATTGCCAAAAACCATGATTCAATCCGCAATGCTTTGTTAGACTGCAAAGCTCTCATTAATTCCGCTACATCTGCTTCGGGATATACTCCCGGAATATCAGCAAGCATAGTTCCGTAAACGTGTATCTTTGCAGACTTTGAGCCAACGTATTCAATTACGCTGTTTGCCCTTCCCTGAATATCGGTAACAATAATATTATTTTCACGCTCAATTTCTAAAAGAACCGCATCTAAACGAATATCGCTGAATGATGCAATTACTTTGCCGAAATTGTCTGTATATGAATCGCCTTTTATTACTAAGTTTGAGTAAACCGGAAACCCGAAAACATTGTGTCCCAATATAGGCATCACAGTTCCGTTTGGAGCGTCAAAATGTTGCCCTCCTGCTCCGTTTCTTCTTAACGTGGCACTTCCTTTTACTTGCGCTACCTCTGCGAAATGAAGCGTATTTTTAAGAATAGTATTTTTCAAAGATTGCAGCCCGAAATTAGCAGCCAATTGTTCTAATTGAGGCAGATTTTTTTGAGGACTGAAAACATCAATTCCATTCGTAAAATTTGGTATTATTTTACTTGCTGTTATTTGTCCTATTGGAGAAAAATGCTTAAATTCCATAATTAAAAATATCTAAAAGTAACCTCAAATTATTCCGCAGCAATCAAAGCACTATCGAGTACAACAGCGTTTAACGCCTGCGATAATCTACCCATAAAATCATTCACTCCCTCGCCTACTGCATTTGAGAAAGTGTTTTTTTGATTCGCAAATACACCGCCCATGTTAATTGTTATGTTCTGAATCTTGCTTGCTTTTGGTTCGTCAAGACCGCTTGCGCCACCTACACCCTGCTTTCCGTCTGCCCCTGTAAATATATCTGACCGTGTTAATGCTGATTTTTTTGCCATCGCTATTGTTAAAGCCCGATTTGCTGCTGCTGCCACTGCTTCTGCCTCCCTTAAATCACTTCCAAATTTACCGTATTTTGAACTTTCAGCATCTTTAATAGCTTTTTTTGCATTTGCAATTTCAACAGTTAAATTTTCATTTTCAATTCTTAAAGCGTTTTCTTGAGCAACCTCTTTTTTAACTTTATTCAGTTTTCCATACGCCAACGCTAAATCATTAACAGTCTTTTTTTCATCATCAACTGCTTGCTTTACCGCTTTATCTATTGATGTATCATACGCTGCGCTTAACTTATCGTAATTGTCCATTACCTCATAAATAGCTATTGCCAACAGCCCTAATGCAGTAATAACTAAACCAATAGGGTTTGCTGTCATTGCCATATTTAACTCCGTTTGCGCCATTGTTAATGCTGTGGTGGTGAACGTAGCTCCTACGGATGCAGCTTGCATACTTATCATTGAAGCAACGAATTTCACAACGGCAACCCCTTCAATAGCCATTAACACAGCTTTGTAAGCAACGAATCCAGCGGTTGCAAAACCTATTACAAAACCTAATTCTTTTATAGTGTCTAAATGAGAAGCAATAAAATTAAATAATGAAGTTAAATCTTTTGTAATTCTATTTATTGCCGGACTCATTGCAAGAAAGAGATTATTTTTTAAAATATCAAAACTATCCGATAAATTGCTCAATCTGCCGGAAGTGCTGTCTGCTAAATTGCTTAAACCACCAAAATATTGTCCCCCTTTCTCCCCTGCTAATTTTAACGACCCGATTATAGAATCATAATCTTGTTTTTGTTCTTTTAACGCAATGTGATTTTTTTGATAATAAGTATTTAAAAGAGCGTAAATATTTATTCCGGCAAAAGCAAATTGTTTAACATCTAAGGCAGATGCTTGTCCAACATTTTTTATTTGTTGTAAATTTATAACCATTCTACTTAACTCATCATTTCCTTTACCGGATGCTGCTATTGCATTTGCAAGAGCATTGAAATCTCCTTTTGCTTGTTGTGCATTAACTCCTGATGCTATCAATGCAGCGTTTCCCTGTAATAAAGTTTGAAAAGAGAAGGGAGATTTTGTTGATTCAGTTTGCAAATCTTTAAATACTACATTTGCTTTTTCCGCACTGCCTAAAAGTGTTTTTAATTGAATATTGGCACTCTCAAACATGGAGCCTGTATCAATAACTCCTTTCATAAAACTCCATGCCTGAAAAACTCCAAAAGCACCTATCGCCTGCCTTTTTAAATTATCCAATTCACTCCCTAAATGAGATATTCCCTTTTCAAACATTCCAGCATTTTTTTCAGCATTTTGAATGCCTTTGCTGAAAAAATCTTCCAAACTTATTCTGTATTTGAGATCGTCTGTCATTTTTACATTGCGCTATTCACAGCCTTTTGAGTAATCATTAAATTTTGATAGTCTAAAATATATTTCGCTTGTCCGTAGATTTTAGAGTACTCATCAATACTTAATTCCTCCGGTTCAATCCTAAAACAAAAGCGAATTACTGCGTCCATTCGCAACAATTCGCTTCCTCCTGTGTCTAAACGATTTTCTTCTATTTTTTTTTAAACTGATCTTGATAAATCGTTGTTATTTTTCCAACCTTTAAAAGCAACGCCAGGTTTAATGCTGAATCTTTGAAATCATATTTCCCGTTCACATCCATAAAACGTGAATCGCTTGCTTCTCCTTGTACTTGTTTCAAAGATAAATCAGCCGTTCTAATTAATTGTGAACGTGCAGCAAGTTCTAATCCGTTTTCGTAGTTTTCCCCCAGTGAACGCATTATTTTTAATGCTTGCTTTGCATCCGGTTGTTTAATGAAAGCTATTGCAGCATCCTTTAACGGCTCAACCACATAAACACTTGGCACAACTTCGCAATTAAATAATAAAGATAACTCCTTTGCTTTTTCATCAGCCGTTGCGTTTATTTCAGCCAGCCAGTCCACCTCTATCTTTGATTTTAACAATGCTTCTTTTTCGGCAATTAATCCGTCATTTGTAGGGTCATTTGAAAGCTCAATTTCATTCACTGAAATTTGCTCATCAATTGATAATTCTTTTACTTCACTCATTTGGTTTTATTTTTGTTTGGTTTAATTTAATGTATTTCAATAATAGTATGTGTTTACAAGGCTCTATTGGTCAAGCCCAGCATAGATGCACTCAACAGATAACCATTCAGCCATATCGCCAGCTTTATAAGGTCTTCCAACGCTTGTAAATTCCACGTTATTCAATGTTTCAGAAGGTAAAATATTACTTCCACCTGATTCGTAAGTGATAGGAATATTAAACATTGGTATTTGCATCGGGTCCCGATTTGGAGCTGCATTCACAATACTTTTCCACTCTTCTAAAAGAATTTCCATAGTACATGATGGGTATTCATAAGCCCCACGCCCCCTGCCAACAGGTTGCTTTCCGAACGCTTGCACGTTCTCTTTTTTCTGCGACATCTTAATGTCAAT